GTGCGACACAGGTGATCAACACATTGGCAGCGAACGTAGCCAAGGGCAACCTCAAGGTGTGTGCTATTGAGCCGCCTAACTTTGGGTACAAGAAGCATGAGCTGATGGGTGACATTGCCTTGGCGGTTGGTGCCAAGTATTTCAGTGAGAAGACAGGTGATGACTTGAGTTTGATGACATACGCTGACTTGGGTCATGCTGCGAAGATCATTGTGGACTCGCAGAACACTGTGATCATTAACTCACCGGTGCGCACTGATGAAGAGGCATTGGCTGAGCGCGTGGAGCAGCTATGGGCTGCGCATGGTGAGGCGACTAAGAAGCATGAGAAGGACTTTATCTTGTCGCGCATTGCATCACTCACAGGTGGCGTTGGTGTCATCTTCGTGGGTGGTACGACTGACATTGAGCAGAAGGAGCTATACGACAGGGTCGATGATGCTGTGTGTGCGGTACGCTCGGCTTTGGAGGAGGGTGTGCTGCCCGGTGGTGGCAAGGCACTCCTTGATGAGTCGCTACACCTGCATGGTGTGGTGAGTGAGACTGCGGAGCTTGAGGCTGCATTTAACATCATATGTCGCGCGTTAGAGACTCCTGCGAAGCAAATCTTGGCGAATGCCGGGCTTAAGTTTGAGGACATCTACAAGTTTGATGGGATGTTGCTCGAGGATGGCAAGGGCTACAACGTGAAGACGGGTGAGTATGGTGACCTATTGCAGATGGGTGTCATTGACCCGTTCAAGGTGACAAGAAGCGCGCTACAGAACGCTGTGAGTGTGGCAACGACAATTTTATCAACTGACGCCATTATCACAATGGCGCGAACATATGACGCGAGATGATTGCAATCGGCAAGAATATAATTATTGAGACAATTGAGAAGGAGGTCAAGACTGAGTCAGGCCTCCTCTTGAGTGCGCATGACGCAAATGACTTTCGCTATAAGATTGGCAAGGTCGTGGTGGCGGGTACTGAGGTGGCTGCAATAAAGTCAGGCGATGAGATTTACTACGACAAGAGTCACTCCTACACGATGGTGATCAACGACAAGCCGTACACCATCATTCACGAGCGCGATGTTGTTGTTGTCGTATAGAGTCGTTTAGCTTTAGCACGGCACCTCTCATTACAGCATCACGGTAGCGCTTGCTCTTTTTGAGAAGTAGTGGGTTGTTGACATAAGACTCAGCGATGAGTTGTTCACCATTCAGGTATTTATAGATTAGCGTCACAAGATGCTTCGCTTTAAAGGAGAGCTTATACAGGGCTCTCCTATTTGTTTTTGGGTCATGCTTACGGAACGACTCAAGCCATCCCTCTTTGAGCATTCGCTTAAAACGCTTTGCATCCCACCCAACTAGGCGGGTAAACTCATCAAACTTATCTTTATTGAAGTACGCCTCTGAGTAGAGAAACAGGATCATATCAAGATCAGCTTGGTTTAGTCCATACTTTATCTTGACGTATTGGCGTATGACCTTCCAATATTTTAGGTAGTCATCCATGTTATTAAATTTTATTAAATTTGTCTCAAAGTTAAGTAATTAAAAAAGATATCATGGAAAAAATGGATTATAACAGCAGCTCTTTCCGTAATGGAGCAATTGATCGTTTAAAAGGAAAGTTTGGAAAGAATGATCCTGATAAACCTAAAGTAGAAGGTCCTGTAAATTTAATGGGCGTTCAGAATGTTCTCAATAAAGGAGTTGCAGGAATTAAAAAAGGTGTTGAAGGTATTAAAAATACAGGTAAGGCTATAGCCGATACTAAGATTAACAATCCTGTTAAAGTAGAGAAGAGTTCTGAATTTATAACAACTAGTCCAATTGGTAAAGAAACAACAACCACAAGAAAGGGATTAACAGGAGACAGAACTATTACTAAAAAAGTAGTTAAAGATTACGAAACAGGTTCTACAACTTATTCAAGATCAGCTACTAATCCTAGAGGCGGTAAGATGGTTGAAACTAGTAAGACTGTATCTTCAGCAGGTGATATGACTAAAAGTAGAACTAGATATGACCAAAAAGGTGATGTGATGACTAGCAAAAGTCGTTCTAAAACAGGAAAATTTTTCCAATAACTAATGGCTGAAGAAAAGAAAAAACCTCTCTATTCTGAGAAGACAGCGTCACTAAAGACTGACCTGATGGCATTGAACATCAAGAATGCACAGGCAATGAAGCTTTTGGACGCAAAATATGCCGTTAAAAACGACGTTGGACGCAAAAAGCGCAATATTGCAGCGGCCTACGCGGAGCGCGGCCTCGCACAGCTCGGCAGTTCAGTAGGCATGAAGATGCCTCAAGGGTACCAACGACCAAGAAAATAAGACATGGCTGACAAAAGTAAGATGAAATGCAACTCACCACGTCCTTCTGACCGCGCAGGTAAGAAGATGATGGTTAAGGCTTGCTCAGGAGGTACTGAGAAGTTGTTGCATTTTGGCGCGAAGGGCTATGGCCACAATTATAGCGCTGCTGCACGCAAATCGTTTAAGGCTCGTCACAGCTGTGACACTGCCAATGACAAATTAACACCAAGATATTGGGCTTGTAAGAAATTATGGGCAGGACCGGGTGGATCAACCAAATCATCACCATCAAATCGTAGAGGCAAGTACTAATGAAGGACGCCTGCTACAAGAAAGTAAAGGCATCTTATGATGTGTTCCCCTCAGCTCGAGCTTCGCAGGCTATTGCTAAATGCCGAAAAGAGTCAGGCAATGTAAAGAAGACTGAGAAGGGAGCTAGTCTTAAGAGATGGGAGAAAGAGAAGTGGGTTGACACGCGAACAGGCAAAGCATGTGGTGCGGGTGGTAGCAATGAGTACTGCCGACCATCAAAGAGAGTGTCTTCAAAGACACCTGTCACCAAGAGTGAAATGAGCCCATCTAAGCTTGCATCCAAGAAGGCTGAGAAGTCAAGAGTAGGTATGGGTAGTCGTGTATCTAATGTAAAAAGAAAATGAAATTAACAAGTACAAGCCGTGGCCTTGGTGATACAATCCACAAGGTCACTACTGTTACGGGTATCAAGAAGATAGCCGATACAATTGCCAAGAAGAAGAAGGGTACAGCTGAGTGTACTCCATGTGAGAAGCGCCGTCAGGCCCTTAACAAGGCTTTCCCTTATCAAAAATAACCCCTATATTTGTAAAAAAAAAATAAGACATGAGTCAGATTAACGTAAACGTAGTAGCTCCTTTAGGATATACAGGTCCTGCTTTAACAGGTAATAATGATAATGTAGAAATTATAGATGAAAGCGGTGCAAGAATGATTTATACCGATAGGTCTTTAGGTTATATAGGTATTGGAGGAAGTAATTCAATTCCATTAGCTTTTGCTTTAAATATTGGCCCATCTGCAGGAAATTCACTTGCTTTTAGTACTAATGGTCCTTCAATTGCCATTGGTCCTTTTGCTATGCAAAACTCTCAATGGACGGGTGGTAATACAGCAATTGGAGCAAATGCATTGCAAAATGCAACTGGAATACAAGGGATAAATAATGTTGCTATAGGTTCAAGCGCAGGAAGAAATATAACTGATGGTGAAAACAATGTGTTAATTGGTAATTTTGCAGGATTTACACCTGTTGCGCTTACTACAGGAGATAATAATATTGTAATTGGAGCAGGAGCAGCAACAGCAACTGCTACAACAAATAACTCAGTTACATTAGGTAACTCATCTGTTACAACTCTTCGTTGCGCAGTTACATCTATCACTTCATTATCTGATGCACGTGATAAGAAAGATGTTGAGCCAATTGAATTGGGTCTTGACTTTGTTAAAGAATTGAATCCTGTCAAGTTCGTATGGAATGACCGTGAAGAGAATGGCAAGCATGATGTCGCTGATTCAGGATTTATTGCTCAAGACTTAAAGGCTCTTGAGGATAAGCATAATGTCGCTGATGTTCTTAAATTAGTATATGATGAGAACCCTGAGAAGCTTGAGGCATCTTACGGACGATTGATTCCTGTATTAGTTCAAGCTATCAAAGATTTGGCAGTTAAAGTTGAACTATTAGAAAATAAATAATCATGGCAACAGTTCCATCAGGTACTCAATTTATAGGATTAGCATCGTTTGTTGATACAACTCAAAGACGTTCTGCTCTTATTAATGCAGAGTCAGAGGCATATACTATTGAGGATATTGCTACGGCTTCAGGTGGTAATTCATTTTATACAAATGGTTTTACTGTTGTAGGGCCAATTGCAGCAAATGTTACTTTACCTCAGAATGCAACTGTAAATTATACAGGTCCTTTATCAATGGCATCAGGATACACACTAATAATTCCTACGGGAACAACATTAAATATTTTATAATTATGGCACAAGTACCATCAGGACAGAAGTTCCGCACGGTTCCGGAAAATGTTGAGACAAAAGAATTAGGCTCTAAATTAGCCAATTCTCAGCGTGAGATTTATACAATGCAAGATATTATTGACACTGCAGGTGTTGCCGGACCGCAAGGTATTCAAGGCCCTGTCGGCCCTGCCGGCCCTATCGGACCTGTTGGCCCTGCGGGATTAACTTGGCAAGGTGCTTGGGTGTCAGGTACATCTTATGTTTTGAACAATGCTGTTGGTTACAATGGCGCATCATACTTTTGTATTTTAGCTACATCAGGTACAACACCACCTGACTTAGCTACAGCGAATTGGGCTCTTCTTGCTTCTCAAGGCGCTCAAGGTCCTGCCGGACCTGCAGGTGCTCAAGGTCCTACAGGTGCTACAGGCCCCGGTGTTCCTGTATTCTTTGAATATAATTCTACTGATAAAACAATGTGGAATAATGGTCAAGGAAATATTACATCAAATACATCATTTGGGTCAGAGGCTTTAAAGTCTAATACAACAGGTGGTGCAAATACATCAATTGGAGAAGGTGCATTAAGAGCTAACACAACGGGAGCTAACAATACTGCAGTAGGTGGTGGAAGTTTACTAAATAATATATCAGGTGTTTCAAATACTGCTATAGGTGTTGGTAGTTTAGAGCTTAATACATTAGGAAGTAATAATACAGCTATTGGAGTTCAGTCTCTTCCAAATGCAACAAATTCAAATAACACTGCGGTTGGAGCAGGTGCATTACTTAATGTTTCTTCAGGTGCAAGCAACATCGGTATAGGAACAGGTGCATCTCAAGCTTTATCAACAGGATCTAATAATGTTATACTTGGAGTTTCAGGTGCATCAGATTTACAAACAGGATCTAATAACGTATTTATAGGAAATAATGTTAATGCTGCATTAGTTTCAACATCAAATGCTATTGCAATCGGAAGGTCTGCTATTGCGGGTTCAAGTACTGTTGTAATAGGTACAGGTGCTACATCAGCAACATTTACAGGAGGTGTGTTATTAGGTAATGGTGCTACAGCTACAGCAAACAACCAATTTGTAGTAGGTAGCTCATCTAATGCTGCAGGTACTGTCACAACTGAGACTGTATCAAGCACTCGTACTTGGGCAGTTGTAATCAACGGAGTGGGTCATAAAATTCTATTAGCATAATGGAGGACGCAATTCAAATAATCGAGCAGGCAATTGACGCTGCAACAAGAAAGGGTGTCTATAGCCTTGAAGATATGAAAATGATTATAGCAGCTTTAGAAGCAATAAAAAAATAAACTACTACTTTATTCGTTCTAAAAAAAGCCACCTTAAACGGTGGCTTTTTCATTTTAAAATATTGCCTATCTTTGTGTTATTAATATATAAGACATGGCATATCAAAAATTACAGACGTCTAGAGCTCTTGAGGTAATACCTAGCAATAACGCTAACATTCCGTCTACAAATATTTCAGCATCAGGTACTAACACGTCTATAGTGGCACTTCAGTTAGTTGACTCAACTGCATTTTTCGTCACTCGAAATGTTCAGGTTGGAGATGTTGTGTACAACACAACTTCATCTACCGCTGCTACTGTAACCAAAGTTATTAGCGAGACTGTCATTCAACTAAACGTAAATATCTTTACAGCATCTCCTCAGAACTATATTGTCTATGCGGCAAATGGTAGTAAAGAAGGATGTGTATTGTACGTAGGTACAGGTGGTGATCTTGATGTTGTTACAGCAGGTGGTCAATCTGTTACCTTTGTTGGCATCGTAGGTGGATCATTCCTTCCTGTTCAAGTTTTAAAAGTTACTGCAAGTACAACTGCATCTAACATTGTAGCTCTTTGGTAAGATGATTATCAACGGTATACAGATATCAATTCAAATGTCAGTTGACGGCAAGCATGTTGTCAACTTGATTCCTTTGAATGTTCGCATTGCTGATGATAATATTGCGAGAATTGTAGACAGTGGACAATATAGAATAATAGACTAATTATGAGTTATAAAATTATAGACCTACCTGCTTTAGGTAGACCGTTTAACGCGACAGACATCATCGAGGTGTCAGCAAATGGCACAGGTAGCTACAAAGCTAATATCGGAAACTTTACCTTAGGTGGTACTAATTACATCTTTGTTAATGCTAATGGTACTCCTGCTCAAAATGGTGCTGCTGTTAAGTCTGCATATACTGCAGCTCAGGCAATGACACCAAATGGTAACCCTATTTCATCTTTTAACAGAGTTGTTATTTTGCTTGCTCCGGGATACTACACTTTTAATGAGGCTGTTGATGGACCATTTACCGTAGACCAATCATATATTGATTTTGAGTCATTGAGTGGAAACCCTGACGTTTACTTTTCAAGTATTCAAGTAGATAGCACAGGAGGAGGTATTAATGTGTTTTTAAGTGGAATTGACACTACTAAAAACTTCTTTTACACTCACGCTGCATTTGCAATTACAACAGAGGCAGGCGGCAATGAGAATATAGTTGTAACGAACTGCGTTGGAGGAGACTATTCATTTAGCTCATTCTCTCAAGGTTTTAAAGGTTCGTACACAAACTGCTTTGGCGGTAGTTACTCATTCTGTTCAACAGGTGATGGAAGTACACCCGCAGGTATTACAGCTTTTTCGGTAACAGGTAATTTTGAAAACTTTGGAAGTATTAAGAACTGTACAGCAAGTTCCTTTTCATTTGTATCAGGAATAGATTCAATAAGTGCCCCTGCAGGTACAATTAATAATTATAGTACTATTGAGAATTGTAAGGGTGTAAGTAATTCATTTTGCTATTCAGAATTTAGAGTTCTAAACGCAGGAACAATTCAAAATTGTGAGGGTAGAGATTTTGTATTTGCCGCCACAAATGACGTTATTAATAACGGAAGTTCACTTAATACAGGAAGCATAATTAATTGCACAGCAGTGGATTCAAGTATTTGTTTTTATGCAGGGTCTAGTATTGCTAATGCTTCTGCTTTTAATCAAGGTTTTATTTCAAATTGCAGAGTAACCGATGCAGGAGCATTTGGAATTGTTATAAATGATGGCTTTATTATAGGTTTAAATAGCGGACAGATATTAAATTGCTATATTAATGGAGCAGGTTTTTGTGGTGAAAATGGTCAAAATTCAGGACTTATAATTGAATGTATCGCATCAGCTACAAGTTTCTGCAATAACAATTCATCTTGGATTCTTAATGATATATTGAGATGTACTTTATTAGCTGATACATTTTCAGTAGGAGCTACAGGTGGAGGAAGAATAGTATTAGGAATTGACACCACAGGTGTTGTAAACATTTAATTATGAATAGATATAGAGCAATTAGCGATACAGAGTTCCTTAGAATTGTAGATGTTGAATTTACAGAAGAGGATATACAAAGATTAAGCACTGCTACCAAAGAAGAAAGAGAAGCAATCTACAATGAGCTAGATGTTCGTTTTTCTGATGTAGCAATTGAAGGTGCTGAGCTCGCTGAGGTTGAGACGGTATACAATATGTTCAAGCCTGCCTTAAAGGAAGGTGACTTGTATGAGCTCATCTCATTTGACCTTGCGCTTGACAATGGTGTTGAGGGTATCAAGATGGGAGCTTACAACTACAAGTTAAACAATAAGATTTGCAACATAATCATCAAGTAAGATGGCTGTAGATATTAACATAAGTGGGCAATATCTTCAGAATGGTGTGCCTATTGGTGGTGGTGGCGTAAAAGGTATTCATGCCTTTCCTAAGCCGGTAAGTGGTAGACGTTTAACGTATCAACTTACTACTGCAACAACGGGTGCGACTTTCACAGCAAACAGATTGGTGTTAATACCATTTTTTCCCGCAAATACATTTACAATTTCTGAGATTTTAATGTTTGGCAATATTGCCGTTGCAGGTTCTTTATGTCGTTTGTTAATTTATTCAGATAACAATGGATTGCCCGATGCTAAACTTTATGAAAGTGCAAACTTAGACCTATCAACAACGGGTTTTAAAGTTGCTACAACATCATTTACATTCACTGCGGGTACAACTTATTGGTTAGCCTTTCATGGTAATGCAACAATTGCAAACATTATACAAACAACATTATCAAGCACATATGTAATTGCGCAATCCGGAGGTACAGTTAACTCAGTACAAGGATATTTTGTAAATGCATCTTTAGGTTCTGCACCTGCAAACATAACAAGCCCATCTTTTCAATCGGGAAATATGCCATGGATAGCGTTAACACCTGCTTAAAAATTTAAACAATGCCACAAGTAAGAAACGAAATATACGACGACAACGGCTTGGTCCGTGTAGAGTTCATAGAGGTTGACGAACCAACACAAGAAGAATTAGTAGCGCAAAAAGAAGCTGAGCTTCTTGCTTTATATGAAGAACTTAAAAGATTAAAAGGAGAGTAATGCCTGTTGATTTTAATATAGATGGTCAGTACAAGGTAAATGGAGTTCCTTTAGGTGTAACTTCAAACCCTTCTGTCATTGAATTAAGTGTTGCGGGTGGAACACCTGTAACAGGAACAACAATTATTACAATGTCACAGTCTTTGCTTATTCCTGCCAATACATTTACTTCAAATGGGATGCTTGAGTTTTTAGTAAAATATCAAAAGACAGGGGCTGCAGGTACTGTGAATTGTTTTGCTTATAGAAACACATCTCCAACATTGACAGGAGCTGTAATGATTGCAAGATATGTAAATAATTCTTCATCTTTATATATTCAAGGAATTAGGACAGGAAGAATAATTTCAAATACATTAACTACTTGGCCGACAGGTGCTGCTTTTTTATTGGATTGGGCGTCAAATTCAGGAACAAGGAACTCGGCTGCATTTACTACCTCAGTAGATAATTACTTAATTTTTGCTGTTCAGTTGGCCAATGCTGCAGATAGTATGGTGGTAAATATCGCAAGGGCAGTTATATATTCATAGATATGGTAGATATAAATATAGATGGTCAGTATCAGATTAATGGAATTCCTATTGGAGGTAGCCCAAATCCATCAGTCATTGCCTTTAATGCAACAAATGGAACTAGTGTTACGGGTACAACAGCTCTTACTGCGTCAAGAATATTGACAATTCCTGCAAATACCTTTACTACAAATGGAATGCTTGATATGGCAGTAGGATATAATAAAGTTGGGGCTGCAGGAAGTTGTTTGTTTGCTATATATTTAAACACATCACCAACATTAACAGGTTCTACTCAGATTGCAGTATTTGCAAATTCAGCTAATAACATTATTCAAGGAATTAGGACAGGCAGAGTAAACTCAAATACATTAACTACTTGGCCGACAGGTGCAACTATATTACTAGACTATAATCTTAATACAAATCCCCTAACATCGGCTACATTTAATACGTCAGTAGATAATTACTTAATTTTTGCTGTTCAGTTGGCTAATGCTGCAGATAGCGCAGTAGTTGAAATGGCTAGAGCTGTAAAATATTTAGAGGTATGACAAACATAAATATAAGCGGTCAGTACAAAGTTAATGGAGCTCCATTAATATTGGGTTCAAACCCATCAGTTATTGCATTGAGTGCAACTAATGGAACTGTTATTGCAGGTACAACTGCACTATCTATATCTCGTTCTCTTTTAATTCCTGCAAATACTATTACAGGTGAGTCAGTTATTGAAGTCATGGCTAGATATCAAAAGACGGGGACTGCAGGTGCTCAATCTTGCTCTGTCTATTTAAACACATCACCAACATTAACAGGAGCTGCGTTAGTAATAACTTTTGTATCTTCAAACACTAGTACATTAATTCAAGGTAATAGAATTATAAGAATAAATACATCTAACCTATATACCTTACTTGCTACATCAATAACTATTCAAGATTATGCTGCGTATTCTAGTGAATCAGTAGTTCCATTTAATGCATCTGTAAATAATTATCTTCTATTCTGTGTTCAGAATAATTCTGCTTCAGACAGTAATGTTGTTCAGATGGCAAGAGTTGTAAAATATGCTTAATTTAAAATCACATATATATGCTTAACTTAATTACAATACCAAACGGATTCATCATGAACAGTTCAGATTACTTGTTCGATGGTGAGATTGAGATTATTTCAGAGACACAATGTCATGTACCTACTGATAAGGGAATCATTCTACTTGACTTGTCATGTACCATTAATGATGTTGCATACACTGACATCAACTTGTTTGTAGTAGCCTTAAAAGGAGAGTAATGGCAAAGATTAAAGAAATTAGTAAATTTGTAGAAGCTCCAAAGAAAAGCAGAACAGGTGTTCATGCAAAGAGCAAGACAAGTAAATTGAAAACAAGCAAGAACTATACCAAGAAGTATAGAGGGCAAGGAAAATGACTGTGACGATGGCAGATATATGGATGTTAGTTTTGGGCTCAGTAGTAGCTATAATTGGGTATTTTCTAAAGATGGTACACAATGATGTTAGAACAAATACTGAGTCACTAGGAAAGCTTAAAGGAAAGATTGAACTAGTAGAGCAGGAGTCGCGTCTTAAATATCAGGCCATTCAGGAGCAGACACAACTTGAAATCAAAAACTTAGCTAGAAGCGTGGCTGAACTGTCAGACGCAGTCAAACAATTAATACTTAAATAATGGATACAGTATCAACAGCACCTGACTTTGGTGTATTTAGCCAATTGTCTGATTACGGACCAATCGGATTAGCAGCACTAGCACTTGGCTATGTAGCTTGGGTATTTATTAAACGACACTTAGACGAAACCAAGAAGTAATGTCATTCGGTCCATTTGAAGTATTAACTCAATACGGTGTATTAGGATTTGCTGTCCTAGCACTTGGTTATTTGTGTTGGATGTTTCTTAATCGACTCATGAAGAGCGAGGATGATCTCAAAGCAAAAGTAAATGAGCTAGAGGATGAGTATCGTGAGAAGCTTGATAGTAAGCTCACAGAGAGCACTGAGAGCTCTAAGAGCCTAAAAGAGATAGTTCTTATGTTCTTAAGCAAAAAATGAAACGTAAGCTCATTATTGTAGGCTCTTTATTTATTGTGCTTGTGGTATTACAAGTATTCTCGAGCGGACATGGTCACGTCGTTGTGGTTGAGGATAACATACAGCTGACAGGTGAGAACAAGAAGCTTACAACAGCCAACAAGAAATTGAAGGCAGAGAATGAGGAGTTGACAGAAGATAAAGAGAACTTACAACAGATGGTATCTGAGGTCATAGGAGACCTAGATAGTACCAAGTCGGTTGTGAAAGATATTAAAAAAGAACTAGCAAATGAAAAGGATATTGTTCGTAGTCAGTCTAGTGGTAGCCAATTTGATTTTCAGCCAATCACGCTACCCACTTCAGACGATAATTAATGGTGACTCTGTTGTCATTCTTACCAAAGCACAAGCTGACACGATAAACGCAATATTTGAAAATCAGAAGGCTAGGATTGCAAGATTTAAGTCCGATGTAAAGACAAAGGACTCTATTATATCAGTTAGAGATACAGTGCTTATGTTCTATAGCCAACAGGTTGTGCAGTACAGAAGCGTTATTGATTTACAGATTGTACGTGAGGATAAGTTAGATACTATACGTGAGTGGCTTGAGAAGAGAGCTATTGAGGGAGCTTGGATATACTACTCATATATAAACAATGAGATAGTAGCCGTAGATCTCTCTGACTATGTTGTAAGAAAGGATGACTACACAGGTGATATTATGTTCTACAAGAGAACAGAAGATTGTCCTAATGATAATAAACAAAAAGAACCGCCTGTTGGTTGGCACACTGATTTTGTAAAACCAAAAAGACCTAAACTAAATATTTTTAAACTATGAAGAATTTTTTTAGAGAGTTAATCTCAGACGATAATCAAATTAACGAGCAGGCATTTGTAGGTGTCATCTCGTTTTTCGCAATGGTGTTTGTCTTATTGATAGATGTAATCACCGGTGTAATTGGTAATGAATTAGTAATTAAAGAATTTATTTTTGATGGATTTATGTTACTAACTTTGGGCGCGTTTGGTATCACAACTGCCGGACGTATTTTAAAACTTAAAAATAAAGATAAAGATGCAACTAAGTAAAAACCTATCACTTGCAGAAGTAACAAGAAGCGAAACTGCAAAACGTCGTGGCATTTCTAATATGCCAACACCTGAACACATTGAGAACTTCAAGAAGTTAGCTGAGAACGTGTTTCAACCAATCCGTGACCATTTCGGTGTACCTATCCATTTAAGCTCAGGATATCGCTCCGCAGCGCTTAATAAAGCGGTTGGTGGTGCGTCATCTTCACAGCATTCAAAAGGTGAGGCAATTGATATTGACATGGATGGTAGCGCAAACGGTGTTACTAACAAGATGGTGTTTGACTTTATTAAAGCAAACGTAAATTTTGACCAATTGATTTGGGAGTTTGGAACAGATGCTAACCCTGATTGGGTACACGTATCTTATAACTCTGATGGTCCGCAACGCAAACAGATTCTTGTTGCTAAGCGCTCTGGAAGTAAGACTGTATATGTCCCTTACAAATGATTATAGCATATTGGACACCAAGTACTAAGCATAGCAGTCTAACAAAGACTGCTATCTTTGTATATAATATTGTTATAGATGAGAAACAAACTAGCAGGAACTAAAAAAGGTTCATCAAAGAGCGCTAAGTACTATCAGTCAAATCCTGAGGCGAAATCTAAAAAGGAAAAGTACGATAAGGAGTACCACTCTACAGATGAGCGCAAGGAATATCGTGCCGGACTCAACAAAGAGAACCGAGAGCGTGGTACCTATGGGAATGGAGATGGAAAAGACGTAGCTCACAAGTCTCGCACTCGCACACGTATGCAGTCTCAATCTAAAAACCGCGCTGATAAGAAGCGCTCATTTTTCAAGTAATGAAAAGATTTGCACTCATCATTCTGTCATTGCACTTACTTTTATCGTGTGGTGCTGAGCGCCTGCATCAAAAAGCTGTTGATAAAGGATATGTACATACTATCCATGTGGACACCTTTAAGGTATCCACTGTGGACACTATGTGGATTGAGGGTAAACCTTATCCCGTAATTACCTACAAAGATTCATTAGTGCCTAAGTTAGTTACTGAATACGTTCCTAAGTGGAAAGTTCGTTTCGATAACAGAAGATTTAATGATAGTTTAAGGCACATACGAAAAGTGTACGATGACAGCTTGAAAGCTGAAATTAAAATGCACGATGATAGCTTAGATGCTGCCGTGAAGATCAATAAACAGGATAACAAGGTCAAGATAAAGACGAAGAAAAAAAAGTCAAACTTATTTCTGTTTGGTCTACTGACGGGAATAATAATCACCCTAATAACACGGTATGCAATTAGTCAAGCACTCAAAAAATTTACATGAGATAATCGCCCCTACGGATGACTTTCATATAGCAATGTTATCAGACATCCATTGGGACAATCCAAAGTGCGATTGGGATGTATTAAAAAGTCACTTAGATTATTTTAAGAAGTATGACATACCTGTCATGATAAATGGAGACTTCTTCTGCCTTATGCAGGGGCGCGGTGATAATCGTAGAAACAAGTCAGACATTAGACCTGAGCATAACAACTTCAGATATCTTGACTCAATTGTTGAGACGGCTGTAGAATGGTGGGCGCCATATGCTGAGATATTAACTGTTATTGGTTATGGTAACCATGAGACAGGAATTATCAAGTGGCAGGAGACAGATATCCTTCAGCGTTTTGTTGATCTACTTAATTTAAAGTGTGGAACAAATGTTCAGGTTGGAGGCTACGGCGGGTGGTTGGTATTTAAGGTTGGTACTAGAGCAGTAAATACTTACAAAGTAAAATATTTCCATGGATCAGGTGGTGGAGGAATTGTTACAAAGGGAGCAATAAATCTAACTAGAGCACTAGAGTTATATGAGGACTTTGATGTATTTACTATGGGTCACATCCACGAGAATGCATCTCGAAATGATGTAAGAGATATGATCCAACATCATCCAAACAAAGGATATCAAATGAAGCAGCGTCAAATCCACCTAATGCTTACAGGTACATACAAAGAGGAGTATGAGGATGGGCATCATGGATGGCACGTTGAGAGAGGCGCTCCTCCAAAGCCAATTGGTGGACGCATTTTGAGACTAAAAAATATTAGGATAATGAAAGGTGGTGTTGATAGAGTTGAGAAGAGCATTGATTCATATAAAATAATTATCTAATAAATTGTATCTTTGTACAAATCAAATCCAATGAAAATAGAAAAATTTTTAACTAAGGAGGAGCTAGAGGCTACTCAAGCAATGCACAACGAGTTTAATAAGCTAAAGATTCAGCTTGCTGACGTTGAGCTACAGAAACATGGTCTATTAAAGCATATTGATATGTTGAGACTAGAGTTTCAGAAACATGAAAAAGGATTAATGGATAAGTACGGTGAGGATGCTGTAATCAACCTCCAAACCGGAGAGGTCACAAAAAAATAAGAGATGAGTAAGATTAGTAGCTATGCAAATGATTCAACTCCTAATGTAGGAGATAAACTTATTGGTACTGACGTCAATGACATGAATGCCACTAAGAATTTTACTATCGGTCAAATTTTATCTCTTGGCGCATCATCAGGTTTGCTCGTTCCTTACACAGGTGCTACAGGACCTGTTAATTTAGGCGTTCATGGCATTACTGCTAATTCTTTTATTAAGACAGGTGGTACATCTTCACAGTTCTTAAAGGCTGACGGATCAGTAGATTCAACTACATATGCTACAGCAGCATCAGTTACTGCATTAACACCTAGGTATGGTAGCTTCTATGACACAACTTTGCAGACAGCTTTAGTGGCTAACACTGCTTATCCTATGAAGTTGAACTCTACAGATAACACCGCTACAAGTGGATTTTCAATTCTTAATGATGGCCTTGGAAACCCAACCATTATTAAGGCTGCAAGTGCAGGTGTATACAATATTGCATTCTCTGCACAGCTTCAAAGAACAACAGGTGGTTCATCTGAGACTGTTAACATTTGGCTTAAGAAAAATGGTTCTAATTTAGCTTGGACAAATACTGCTGTAAACGTACAAGCAAATGCAGGATTTTTAGTTGCAGCTTGGAACTTCTTTGTTCAGTTGGATGCAGGGGCAGAGGCTCAACTAATGTGGGCTACTACTTCAACGGCTATTCAAATTGTTACCGGAGCAGCCACAGGAGTTCATCCTGAGACACCATCTGTCATTCTCACTGTAAACAAAGTTGGTTAATGGAAATCAGGAAAATATCTGTTGGACCGGATTATAAGGGTGGAGCGATGCATTACATTGTTGGTCAGAAAGTATTAGGAGAGACTCAAGAAATACACCTCATCAAGTACGACGACTATAAGCAATCAATTAAGATTTATATTGCTAATGATAAGAGCGAAATTGTCCTTTGGAAAGAGTTCAACAATACCGTTCCTGTTGCCATTGAGTACAATATAAATATCTAATGCAATCACCATTTTACTTTATCACTAAACCACTTAAGGGGAAGAGATACAATAACACCAAGGAGATTGGTGGTATCGACCTTATTATAAGCACTTCTGAAGAAGACCATCGTTTCTCAAATCGTGAAGCTGAGGTTATCGAGGTGCCACTAGGTTATGAAGGACCTATAAAGCCCGGGCATAAGTTACTTGTACATCACAACGTGTTCAAGTTCTACAACGACATGAAGGGTCGACGTAAGAGCGGTAAGAGCTTCTTCAAGGAGGATATGTTCTTAATTGAGCCTGATCAATTCTATATGTTCCATGACGGTGAGTCTTGGATGGCATACGACAAGTATTGCTTCATTGAGCCTGTAAAACCCGAAGAAACATATATCTATAAGCCACTAAGTGAAGAGCCATTGATGGGTATTATGCGCTATCCAAACGAGGCGCTTATTAATGCCGGAATAAAGGCGGGAGACAAGGTATGTTTTAAGCCTGAGAGTGAGTATGAGTTCATCGTAGATGACGAGAAGCTATACCGAATGTATGACCATCAAATCACAGTAAAACTATGAGCAGAGAGAAAGACTTAAGACGAAGTATTATTGAGGCAGGTTATAGAGCTGTTGAACAACTCATTAAGGTTGCTAAAGAGGATATCATTAAGCCTGATCCTGAGGATGATTTATCTGCGGATAAATTAAAAAATGCTGCCGCATCAAAACGATTAGCTATATTTGATGCATTCGAAATTCTAAATAAAATTGAAGCTGAGAAAGCTACGCTAGAGGAGGTAAAAGATGACTCACCAAAGCTTGACACTAAACAAGGATTCGCAGAGCGAAGAGCTAAATAAGCTATATCGCATTGTTAAAGATCACATACCCAAGAAGGTTAAAGATCAAAAGAATCGAAATCACAGTTGGCAATACGGTTATAATGACCAATACGATGTCGTAATATTATCAAAGACAGGAAGAGTAGGTGATATATACAATATCAATGGAGTGAATATAGCTCTTCCTGATGTTCCTTCAAATTGCACGAGCAGAAGTTCTAAATCATCAGAACAGTATTGGGAGCGTGTTGACATACCAAAACAGTTGGGTCGCATTCAGTCAATATTCCAATGGCACGAAATGCCTAAAGATTTTAAGGCGCAATATGTTGACTATATAGAGAAAGAGTTTGATCGCCGAGAGCAAGGACATTGGTTCATGAACAACGGCACTCCAACATACATGACAGGTTCTCACTACATGTACCTGCAGTGGTCTAAGATTGACGTCGGATATCCTGACTTCCGAGAAGCAAACCGTATATTTTTTATATATTGGGAGGCCTGTAAAGCTGACTATAGAAGCTTTGGCATGGTGTATTTAAAGATACGTCGTTCCGGATTTTCTTTCATGTCATCATCAGAATGTGTAAACATTGCAACTCTTGCAAAAGACTCTAGGGTTGGTATCCTATCTAAGACAGGTTCCGATGCCAAGAAGATGTTCACAGACAAAGTTGTTCCTATCAACAGTAACTTACCTTTCTTCTTCAAGCCTGTTATGGATGGTATGGATAAGCCAAAGACAGAACTTGCCTATCGCGTTCCTGCTTCAAAGATCACCAAAAAGAATATGCATGAGATTGATGAGGATGGGGTAGATGGCCTTGACACAACAATAGATTGGAAGAACACAGATGAGAACTCTTACGATGGTGAGAAACTATTGTTCTTAGCGCATGATGAGAGTGCAAAATGGACTAAGCCAAATAACATTCTGAACAATTGGCGTGTAACTAAGACGTGTTTGCGATTGGGTTCTAAGATTATCGGTAAGTGCATGATGGGTTCTACATCAAATGCATTGAGCAAAGGTGGTCAGAACTACAAAGACTTGTATGAGGATTCTAAGCCGTCTACACGAAATGCCAATGGTCAGACCAAGTCGGGGCTTTATGGTCTATTCATTCCTATGGAGTGGAATATGGAGGGCTTTATTGACCTTTATGGAATGCCTGTATTGCGTAAACCAAGTACTCCTATCAAGGGGGTAGATGGCAACATGATTGTTAATGGCGCCATTGACTATTGGGAGGCAGAGGTTGACTCATTAAAGAATGACCCTGATGCACTCAACGAATTTTATCGTCAGTTCCCAAGAACAGAGTCTCACGCATTTCGTGATGAGAGTAAGGCCGCTCTATTTAACTTGACTAAGATATATCAGCAGATTGACTTTAACGATACATTGATTAAAGAGCATCACTACACTAGAGGTTCATTTAGTTGGAAGGATGGCATCAAAGATACCCAAGTGATATTCACCCCTGATCGAAGGGGAAGGTTCTTAATTTCATGGTCTCCTGCAAAGCATTTGCAAAACCAAGTATACACTAAGAATGGAATTAGATATCCCGGTAATGAGCACATTGGGGCGTTTGGATGTGACTCCTATGATATCTCAGGAGTTGTTGTAGGTAGAGGTTCAAATGGAGCTTTACATGGTCTAACTAAATACCACATGGATGAGGCACCTACAAACCAATTCTTTTTGGAATACATCGCTCGTCCACAGACTGCAGAGATATTCTTTGAGGAGGTATTAATGGCTTGTGTGTTTTATGGTATGCCAATCTTAATTGAGAACAACAAACCGCGTTTGCTGTATCACTTTAAGAACAGGGGATACCGTGGGTTCTGTATCAATCGTCCTGACAAGGTGTACGCTAAGTTGTCTAAGACAGAGCGTGAACTAGGTGGTATACCAAACTCATCAGAAGATGTAAAGCAGGCGCATGCTGCAGCCATTGAGAGTTACATTGAGAAGTACATTGGTATTCAAGAAGATGGTGAGATGGGCTTTATGCCGTTCAACAAAACACTAGAAGATTGGGCTAAATTCGATATTAGTGATCGTACAATGTTTGATGCGACAATTAGCTCAGGATTGGCTATTATGGCTTGTCAGAAGCACTTATATCAACCTGAGGTAAAAGAGTCAAAAATAAGCATTAAATTTGCTACATATAATAATAAAGGGAATATTAGCTCCTTGAATACATGAAAGAAGTAATTGTAAACATATCATCCACATCATTTCCGAGTCAATTCGCAACTGATGCAGAGAAAGCAACGGATGAATTTGGTCTCCAAGTTGGACAGGCCATACAGTACGAGTGGTTCCGTAAGGATGGAAATCAATGTAGATACTACAGCCAATGGCGTGATTTTCACCGCTTGCGTTTATATGCGCGTGGTGAGCAGCCTATTGCTAAATACAAGGATGAACTTGCTGTTGATGGTGATTTATCATATATCAACCTTGATTGGACACCTGTTCCAATTATTCCTAAGTTTGTTGATATTGTTGTCAATGGAATGTCTGACCGTCTATTCAAGGTTAAGGCATATGCTCAGGATGGAATGTCTCAGGCAAAAAGAAATAAGTATCAAGATATGATTGAGAGTCAGATGGTTGCAAAAGACCTTCTGATGAATATAAAAGATCAAACAGGTGTTGATCCATTTGTGATGAACCCTGATGAGCTACCAAGCACTGACGAAGAGCTATCATTGTATATGAACCTCAACTACAAACCTGCGATTGAGATTGCAGAGGAGGAGGCTATCAATACTATTCTTGATGAGAATAGATATGACAATATTCGTAAGCAGTGTGACTACGACCTAATGACCATTGGTATCGCTGTAGAGAAGCATGAGTTCCTTCCGGGAGCAGGTGTTCAAATCTCATACGTAGATCCTGCAAACATTGTATACAGCTACACTGAAGACCCATACTTTAGAGACTGTTTCTATTGGGGTGAAATAAGAACTCTTTCAATTACAGAACTTTACAAGATTGACCAATCACTCACACGTGAGGATTTGGAGCAAATTTCAAAATACAGCCAAAGTTGGTATGACTACTATAATGTAGCTCAATTCTACGAGAATAATGTTTTTTACCGTGATACGTGCACTCTTCTTTACTTTAACTATAAGACTACTAAGAAAATTGTATACAAGAAGAAAATTCTTGACAATGGAAATACAAGAGTAATTGAGAAAGACGAAAACTTCAATCCTCCTGTGGAGATGATGGAAGAAGGTCGCTTTGAAAAAATCGAGAAGATAATTGACGTTTGGTATAATGGCATTATGGTCATGGGTACCAATATCCTACTTAAGTGGGAGATGGCTGAGAACATGGTTAGACCAAAATCAGCTACTCAGCACGCTTTACCAAACTATGTAGCTGTTGCGCCACGTATGTATAAAGGTGTTATTGAGTCAATGGTTCGTCGAATGATACCATTTGCTGACTTGATTCAGTTGACGCACTTGAAGCTTCAGCAAGTAATTGCACGCGTTGTGCCTGATGGTGTATTCATTGACGCCGATGGTCTCAATGAGGTTGACCTTGGTACAGGAGCTGCTTACAATCCTGAGGATGCACTTCGACTATACTTCCAAACGGGTAGTGTAATTGGACGTAGTTATACCCAAGACGGCGAGTTCAATAACGCTCGTGTTCCAATACAAGAATTAAACAGTAACTCCGGTGCTGCTAAGACTCAGATGCTTATCGCAAATTACAACCACTACATGGATATGTTGCGTTCAGTTACAGGTCTTAATGAGGCTCGTGATGGTTCAGATCCTGATCCTCGTGCATTAATTGGTGTACAGAAGCTTGCTGCACTTAACTCAAATACAGCTACACGTCACATTCTTGACGGTAGTCTATATATGTTCAAATCAATAGCTGAGGCACTTACATATAGAATTGCAGATATTCTTGAGTATGCTGACTTTAGAGATGACTTTGCCAATAAGATTGGTAAATACAATGTATCTATTTTAAATGAAATTAAAGACCTATACGTATATGACTTCGGAATTTTCATCGACATCTCTCCCGACGAAGAAGAGAAAGCGCAGCTTGAGCAAAATATTCAAATTGCTTTATCTAAGGGTGATATTAACCTTGAGGATGCAATTGATATACGCGAAATTAAAAATCTCAAGTTGGCTAACCAACTCTTAAAACTCAAGCGAGTTAAGAAAGAAGAGAAGGAGCAACAGCGTGCAATGCAGACTCAGGCTATTCAAGCTCAACAGCAAGTTCAAATCCAACAGATGGCATCTCAAACTGCTATGCAGAAGATTCAACTTGAGACACAATCTAAAATGCAGATTAAGCAAGCTGAGGTTGCTTTTGAGATTGAGAAGATGAAGAATGAGGCCATACTCAAACAACAGTTGATGCAGACTGAGTTTGACATGCAAATGCAACTAAAAGGAATGGATGTTCAGTCTCTTGATCAAAGAGAAAAGGAAAGAGAAGATGCTAAAGCTAAACGTATTAGTCAGCAAAACTCTGAGCAATCTAAATTGATTAATCAACGAAAGAACAACCTACCACCGATAGATTTTGAATCCAATGAGGATTCCCTTGATGGCTTTGACATGGCTGAATTTGAACCACGTTAAAACAATAAAAAATAATATATAACTTTGTAAAAATTAAATCTAATGGAATTTAAAGTAAAAGAAGTAACAGGAATTGTTGAAAAGAGCGCAGCTCAAATTGAAGAGGAATTATTACAAAAGCATGAGGAAAGTCTAAATGACATTCCACCTGTAGAAAATAATCCTCCAATTGATGAGGCTCCAATTGAGAAACCTGAACTAAAAGAAGAAGACGTTCTTTCATATTTGGGAAAAAGGTACAACAAGGAAATCAATTCGTTTGACGAGTTGATGGCTCAACGTCAGGAAAACGAACCATTACCTGAAGATGTTGAGGCATTTCTTAAGTACAAAAAAGAAACAGGACGTGGTATCCAAGACTACTTGAAATTGCAAGAAGATTTTGATTCCATGAATCCTGATAAAATGCTGAAGCAATACTTCATGGCTACAGAAATTGGTCTAGATGAGGACGATGTTGATGCCATTATGGAAGAGTTTTCTTATGATGAGGATTTAGATGATGACTCTCACATTAAGAAAGCTAAGATTGCTAAGAAAAAGGCTATTGCTAAAGCCAAGGATTACTTCACATCTGAAAAGGAGAAATACAAACAGCCTCTTGAGTCAAGGGGAAGTTCAATTGCTTCTGAAGAAAAAGAAGAATTTGAGGCATATAAACAATACATACAACAAGCTAAAACCCTAGAGGAGGAAAACGGTCGCAAACGTGATTGGTTCCTAAAGAAAACTGATGAGGTGTTTAGTCAAGAGTTCAAAGGTTTTGAGTTCAATATTGACGACAAGAAAGTGGTTTTCTCTCCCGGTGATGCAACAGAGCTTAAGAAACTCCAATCAACTCCAACTAACTTTATCAATAAGTATTTGGATGAGAATGGAATGGTAAGTGATGCTGCAGGATACCATAGAGCTTTAGCGATCGCAATGAATCCTGAGAAGTTTGCTAAGTTCTTCTACGAACAAGGTCAGGCTGATGCGACAGACGATGTCACTAAAAAAATCAAGAACGTGAATATGTCTGAACGCAGAGCACCCGAGGCAATCTCTAAAGGAGGAATGCAAATCCGAGAAGTAAATCCGGGCTCAGGCAATGGATTGAAAATCAAAAGTGCAAAAAGAATATAAACTATTAAAAAAGAAAAAAAATGTCTTTATTACCTACACCCGGTTATCAGTTGCAGCCAAGTGCAGAGCAGGTAGCCTTGTCAACAAACTACATCCCGTCAAACGGATTTAACTTCATGAATCAGTATTTACCTGATACATATGAGAAAGAATTTGAGCGTTACGGAAACCGTACCGTTGCATCTTTCCTTCGTATGGTAGGTGCTGAGATGCCGTCTATCTCTGACCAAATCAAATGGGCAGAACAAGGTCGTCTTCACACTAAGTACACTAAAGTTGTTTCTACAGCTACTGCAACAGGTGCTAACACTGCTATCTTCCAAGTGAATGACTTGAACGTAACAGGTATCGCTATCCGCGCAGGTCAAACTGTAATGATTACCCCTAACGTTGCGGGTCCTACTCAAAACAAGGCAATCGTTACTGCTGTTAACACAGCTACTGACCAATTCACAGTTGCTTTCTACGAAACTGCAGGTTTCACCAATGCTTCTACAGCTAACGAATTTAGCGTATTTGTTTATGGTTCTGAGTTCAAGAAAGGTACTACAGGTATGATTGGTTCATTGGAAGCAGAAGACGAAATCTTCTCTAACAGCCCAATCATCATCAAAGATAAGTACGCTGTCAATGGTTCTGACATGGCTCAGATCGGTTGGATTGAAATCACTACTGAGAATGGTGCTAACGGATACCTTTGGTATTTGAAATCTGAGCACGAAACTCGTCTCCGTTTCGAAGACTACCTCGAAACTGCAATGTTAGAAGCTGTTCCTGCTGAGCCGGGTTCAGGTGTTGCTAACTCAGGTGTCAACCCAATCTATGGTAACAAAGGTTCTGAGGGTGCATTCTACGTTGTTAACACTCGCGGTAACGTTTGGGGTGGTGGTAACCCAACTACTTTGGCTGACTTCGATGATATGATTTCTCGTCTTGACAAACAAGGTTCTATCGAAGAGAACGTATTGTTCGTTAACCGTGATTTCTCTTTTGACATCGACGATATGTTAGCTGCTCAAAACTCTTACGGTGCAGGTGGTTCATCTTATGGTTTGTTTGATAACGACCGTGACATGGCCCTTAACCTTGGTTTCTCAGGTTTCCGTCGTGGTTATGACTTCTACAAAACAGATTGGAAATACCTCAACGATCCAACAATGCGTGGTGGCTTGACTGCATCTACTACAGGAGCTTCAACTGCTAACGTAATCACAGGTATGCTTGTTCCTGCAGGTTCAACAACTGTATACGACCAAATCCTTGGTAAAAACGCTAAGCGTCCGTTCTTACACGTTCGTTACCGTGCGTCTGAAACTGAAGATCGTCGTTACAAAACTTGGATCACAGGTTCTGCCGGTGGTGCTGCTACTAGCGACCTCGATGCAATGGAAGTTAACTTCTTGTCTGAGCGTGCACTTTGTACCTTGGGCGCGAACAACTTCTTCTTGTTCCGTTACGGTGCATAATTAGCACTCAAAATATGAGAGGGACTTCGGTCCCTCTCTATTTTTTTATTGTAAACTTTAATTATATTATATCTTATGTCAAAAAAAGAAAAGTTGGCACCTGCCGACAGAGTCTATAGGCTCAAAAATGATAAGGCACCATTGTCTTACATGCTATCAGCAAGAAACACAAAACGCTCAGCACTCCTTTGGTACGATGAGGAAACTAACCAAAATAGACCTCTGCGTTATGCAGTAAACCAAAAGAGCCCATTTGAGGACGAGCAAGATGGAAACCCACTTATCCAACCTATTATTTTTGAAAGCGGATTCTTAAACGTTCCAAGAACAAACCCTGTACTTCAGGAGTTCTTATATTACCATCCACAGAATGGTATCGTATTTGAGGAAGTAAATAAAGAGCGTGATGCACAAGAAGAGGTTGAATACCTAGCAGCAGAAGTAGATGCATTAATCAGAGCTCGCGAGTTAGGCATTGAGCAACTTGAGACAGTATACCGAGTATTGTTCAACAAAGATGTAAGCCGTGTTACAACAGCAGAGATGAAGCGAGATATCCTTATCTATGCTCGTAATTATCCGGGCAACTTCTTAAATGCTCTTGAGGATCCAATGCTACATTTACAATCACAGGTTCATATATTCTTTGACATGGGGTTACTTAATTTCCGAAATGGGAACAAAGAAGTTTGGTATAGTACACCAACAAATAAAAAGAAAATGCTCAATATTCCTTACGGAGAAGACCCATATGTGCTAGTCGCTATGTATCTTAAAACTGATGAAGGTGTTGAAGCATTGAAAATGTTAGAGCACCATTTGGAGAATGCATAAATAATGTTATATTTGTAACGTTGTTTTAGAGTTC